GTGAGCGACAAAACGGTGATCTATCTGGTATTGCTTTACAAAGACTACAACAAAGTAATATAACAGAACTTGTTGTATTGTTTGAAAACTTCTCAGCCTTTAAACTTAGAGTATATCGTCAAATGTGGCACCGTATTCGTCAGTTCTGGGACCGTGAAAAGTGGGTACGTGTTACTGATGATGAAGACAAACCACGCTGGGTTGGATTTAATGTATCTATGACAATGCAAAAAGCTTTAGAAGAAATTATGGAAGATGAAAGTAAGCCACATGAAATGCGTCTTGGAGCTTCTGCTCATCTAATCCACTTGGAGAGAACAAATCCAGAAGCTTTAAAGGAAGTTATAGAAGTACGTAACCGTCCAGCAGAATTAGATATGGACTTAATACTTAATGAGAGCTATGACACTATAAATGTATCTCAAGAGCAGCTTGATAAGATTATAGCATTCGGAGCTCAAGGTCAATTTGATATTATTGATATGCTTGAGATTTCTAACGTGACTGGTAAAGAGCGCTTAATTGAGAAGCTTGAGAATCGTCGTAAAGAAAGAGCAGAAGCAACACAAGATGCTCCTGATCCTCAGACAACCTTTGTACAAGGTCAAGCAGCTAAAGACCAAGCGCAAGCTAAGAAGTACACAGCTGAAGCTGAACAAACAGAAATTGAAAATGACATTATGAAAAATAATGCTAACCAACCTTACCCTGGTAAGATTTCAATTTAATAGTTTTTTATTTTACAAGTGTACTTTACTTGTATAGTATTAAATAAACGGGTGTAATTCGACAGGCCACCGCTGTCAACGCATATTTATGCAAGCTGACGCCGAGCTACGGGCGAGAAAGAGGACGCCGCTTACAATCGGGCGAGAGGAAACATTATTATGGAAGTTGAGAATCAAAATTTTGAAGATGCTAACCACGACGTTTTTAATGACGATGAGGAAACTCAAACAGGAGAAACAGAAACGGTAGGAGCAAAAGTCGAAGAAGGAACAGAAGAAGTTGAATCTAAAGAGACGGAAGACAATAAGTCTGAAGAAACTAAAGAGGAAAAATCTGAAGAGACTTCTGAAAACGAAAAGGGCGAAAAAGAAGAAGTAGAAGCGCCGCCAGCTGATACAGACCAAAATGCTGAGACTGAACATTCAGAGAAAATGATTCCTGAACATCGTTTTAAAGCAGCAATAAAGGATGTTACTGATAAACTAAATGCTGCAACGGCTGAAAATGTTCGTTTGAGTGCACAACCAGCTCCGGATCGCAATGTTGATCCTGATGGTTATGACTTACACGTACGAATGGAAACATCTAAGTCAATTATGGCTGATGCTTATGATGATTATGATGAAGTAATAGCTCACTATCAAGAAATGGAAAAGGCAAACCCTATCATTTCTCAAGTAGTTACTGCTCATCCTGCTCCAGCTAAGCACGCTTATGATCTGGCTAAAAAGGATATGGAAATTCGTGAGTTAAGTTCGCTTAAAGATTCTGACGACTGGAAGGAATTCCAAGAGTTTAAGAAAATGAAAGCAAACAAAGCTGATGGAGCTGCTGAGGCTGCGGCCAAAGCAACTAAAGAAGCTATTGCTAACGATACTAAGCAAAAGCAGGATGAGGCTAAAGTAATACCTAAAGTGCCTAATCTCAACCGTGCTACAGATGTGTCAACTAAACAAGTGGTTCAAGATGAAGATGATGAGCTATTTGATGGCGCTCTTTAGTACATAAATTAAAAATATAAGGAAATCTGAAAATGCAAACAACAGCATCTAGTGGCAATAAGGTCACTGACTTTCAGAAGAAGACCAACAAGACCTATGTACGTAAAGGCGTATTCGGTCCATATACAGGTCCTTCTGAAAACGCTATCATTCAGACTAACCAGAACATTCGTAAGAAGAGTATCCCTCTAATTGGTGAATTATCTGGCGCTGGTGTGAGAGGTAGTTCTCAACTGGTTGGTAATGAAGAAGCTCTATCTAACTATGACTTCACTTTCGAACCTACACACATTCGTAATGGTGTATTGATCGACAATGAAGAAAATGAAAAGACAGAGTTTGATCTTTACAACGAAGGTAAAGGGCAACTAATGCCATGGATGATGAAAATCAAACGCGATCAAATCATTCAAGCATTCGCTGCTGTTGAAGCCGGCGGTACTTACTACAACTATGGTGGTACTGAAGCTTCTGGAGCTAAAGGTTCTTCTGCAGCTTCTGCCGCTAACATGGACACATATCAAGCAGCCAATACTGACCGTATTCTATATGGTGCAGCTAAAGGTAACTTGACTTCAGGTGACCACACAACTTCACTAGCTACGATTGACACAACCAACGATAAGTTGACAACTGCTGCAATCTCTCTAGTTAAGCGTATGGCTGAAACTTGTGATCCTCTAATCCGTCCGGTAATGGTTAAAGAAGATGAGCCTTGGTTCGTTTACTTCTGCGGCTCTTACAGCTTCCGTGATTTGAAAGAATCTACAGCGATGCAAAATGCTTTACGTGAAGCAATGCCTCGTATGAAGACTAACCCATTATTCTCAGGTGGTGATCTATTCTGGGATGGTGTTATTATTAAAGAAGTTGCCGATCTTGACAAGTTCATTGATAATTCTACTGGCTCAGGCCTTTGGGATGGAGTTTGGGGTGCCAATGCAACAGGCGATAGCTTGTTAACAGGTGGTGATTCAAGTTCTCGTGTGAGTGCTGGTTTCCTATGTGGAGCTCAGGCTGTTGTGTTTGGACGCGGTAAGAATGCTAAATTCGCCCGTCGTAAAGAAGATGATTACGGTCACCAAAATGGTGTTGCGATTGTTGGTAAACACGACATTAAGAAAACTTTCTACAATGGTAAACAGCACGGAATGGTAACACACTTCCACTCAGCTGCTGCTGACGCGTAGATAACAAGGAGAAATACAATGACTGATACTACATATACACTTAGATCAGACGTACGTAGAGCTGCTGAAGCGACACTAGGTAAAGGTGAAGCCGGTAATGTTAAAAAGATTGCCGCGACTAAATCTGTAACTGGCCGAGCTGATGGTGATACGTTAAAACTAGTTCGTATGCCTTCTAATGCACGTATCCATGGTGATAGCCTGGTTTCTTTTGATGACCTTGCTTCTTCTGGAGCTCCTACCATGGATATTGGTGTGGGTTCTGTTGATGCAAACATCACTTCGGATCCAGATGCTCTATTAGCTGGTGTTGATGTTACTTCTGCAGGTACTGCAGCGTTAATATCTAACCATGCTAACTATGGTAAAATGCTTTGGGAACTTGCAGGACTTGCTGCAGACCCAGGTGGCGAGCTAGATATTTATGCTTCATTCGTTGACGCAGTTACTAACGTGACTGGTGACGTGACACTTGAAGTTGAATATACGCTTGACTAAGTAAGACGACCGATAAAAGGGTGGGATAACCATCTCGCCCTTTTTTATTTAACTAATTATACAAACAGGGAGAAATTCTATGACTAAAAAAGTAAAGACAGAGCCTGAAGCGGAAGTGCTTGATGAGTTCGATGATGTTACTGAAGAAGTAACAGAAGAAGTTGATGCTGATGAAGCAGATGCTGAAGAAGAAGTTAAACCAGCTGTTAAACCTAAGGCTAAACCTAAGGCAAAAGCTAAAAAAGCTGATAAAGGTACATTAGTTACTTATATTGGTAAAGGTGAAACTCCTCCTAACCGAATTAACTTTATGGGCCGACAAGAATTTGTTCGTGGTCATGCTGTTAATGTTACTGATCCAATCGTATTAGCTAAGGTTGTAACACACCCATGCTTTATGGAAGGTAAAGTTGACCCAGCTGTATTAGCTGAAGCTGATGAAGCTGCAGGGGCAGAAGCAGATGCTCAACGTTCTGACGATAAAAAGGTTAATGCAATCTTTAAGAAAAGACATGGGTAAGTAAATGGCAACCAAAGCAGAAATACGACAACGCGTCGGTGAAGATTTGGGGTTGGTCCCAGTAGGCCAAACTCTTGATAACCAGCATCAAATAAGAATTGATGCTACCTTTGATGAGGTATATAATAGGTTAAAAGAAAAGGGTTTGGCTACCTGGGCGTCAACAGCAGAAGTTCCTGTTGAGGTTGTCCCTTACTACATTCTAATGATGCTCGAGAAGCTTTTAACTTCGTACAGCGTACCAGAAAGTCGGTATCTTCGTATTAAAACAGATGCAGGTGTTGATGGTAACCTGGCTTTAGGAAACGTCTCAGAACTCCTTACGCCTGAATATGAAAGCACTGATGAAGAAACGGGATTCTAAATGTTAGTATCATTAAATTTAACGGGCGGTGATTACCAAGATAAGTCTAGACCTCTTAATAAGCAGGTTGCTAAAAACTTTTGGCCTAAACTTAGTGAAAATCAAAAATCTGAGAGCCCTTATAT